GGTAACTTTGTGTGGATTCGTGCAGCATACAACCTCGAGAACGGGAAGATCGTTCAAATACGTTATAATTACTAAGTTTTCAAAAACGCTAAATATAGTATGACCTTTGGAATCGTACTATGAGAGAGATTATATCTAAGCTGGATCAAATTCTATCAGAAGAAGCTACCCTGCAGGACCTAAAAAAGATGCCTGCTGCCCAAGATCCTGTAATCAAAAAAGCTATTGCAGATAAAGAAAAAGAACATGTTAGTCCTAGCGGTGTTAAGACTAATATGGAACCGTCAGATGACGACTACGAAATCAACTACGGAAAGAAAGGACTTGCTGGCAAAGACACTACCAACGAAAGTACATTTGTAGTTGGCGACGATTTTGGTATTAGTTTCTCCGAAGATCTAGAAATATCAACAGAGATTGTAGGATTTGTTGCTGACGGGATTGTTATTGATCTAGACGATGCTGCTATGGAAATGTTAAACAACGAAGGATTAAGTTTCTTAGAAGGTGAACTTGTAGAAGGCGTAGCAGGACCAAAGAGCTGCTGGCCTGGTCACAGAAAAGTTGGTACTAAACCAGGCACTGGTAAGAACAAAGGCAAGCGTGTAAACGACTGTGAAAAGATCGGTGAAGATCATTCTGAGAATCCAGAAGATCCAGAAAACTATGCAGAGTACGATAACGAAGGCGATATGGCCAAAGATGATCTACGCACCATCAACGATGCTGCTCAAGAGTTATATGACATTTTAGATACAGACGATAATCTACCAGAGTGGGTTCAATCTAAAATCACCAAGGCTATGGATTACATCGACACTGCTAGAGACTACATGAAATCTAATAACTATGATGAAAATGTAGACGAAGCAAAGTATCAAGGCAAAGAAGTTCCGCTAGGTAAAAAACTACCAGGCGATGTAAAGAAATCAAAAGTATATGTACGCAAACCTAACGGCAAGATCGTTAAAGTAAACTTTGGCGATAAGAAGATGCGTATTAAGAAATCAAATCCAGCACGTAGAAAATCTTTCCGTGCTCGTCATAACTGTAAAAATCCAGGACCACGTTGGAAAGCACGTTACTGGTCTTGTAGGAGCTGGTAATGTTATTAAGAGAAATGTTTAGCCCCATCGGTGCGCCAGCTGAAGAAAAATCAGATATCGACTGGATGGGAGATTTAAAGTTTTTTATCGACAACGATGACAAACTTCTAACCAATGTATTCTTTCCTGCTGTTAAGAAGCACAAAGAACACAAAGGAAATCCAAGTGCATTTAAACTCTACATCAGACCTCTCGAACAGTGCGTAGAACAATACTGTACAAAGTTTGAAATAGACGAAAAAGAAAATAAGTTTTCTAAAGAAGGACTTATTGAGCTAGCAAAAAAGATTGCAGAAGAACAAGAAAAACACATGTCAAACGGCGACTATGAGGATCAGTGAACTTTTTGAATCTTCCAACTCTCATGTTTCATTCTGCTTCGGTAGAATGAATCCTCCTACGGTAGGTCATAAGTTGTTGTTAGATACTCTCAAGGGTATTGGTGGGGAGTACAAAATATTTCTCAGTCAAACTCAAGACAAAAAGAAAAATCCTCTAGACTATTCTACTAAAATAGGATTCATGAAGTCCATGTTTCCCGAACATGCTAAAAATATTGTAGACGACTCAAGTCTCAATACTGTTCTTAAGGTTGCAAGTCATCTATACGATCTAGGTTATAGAAATGCCACGTTTGTTGCAGGCAGTGATCGTATTGAAGAAATGTCTAAGCTGCTTAAAGATTACAATAACGTAGAAGGTAAGAGTCACGGCTTCTATAACTTTGAAGTGTTAGATTTTAAATCCAGTGGTGAGAGAGAAGACGGTGCCGAAGGAGTGTCTGGTGTCAGTGCAAGCAACGCTAGATCCGCTGCTGCAAATAACGATTTTGAAAAGTTTAAAGAATCTACAGGTGCTGGACAACATGCAGAAAAACTGTTTAGTGCTGTTAAAAGAGGATTAGGCGTAAAAGAAAGTATAACTAAAGAGTTTGCATCAGATAGTGGCGAGGAAGATTCATTACTCAAATATGCTCGCATGTGGTATAACGGTGATAATACTACAAAGCAACAAGTTGAAAAAATCTTAGATCGTATGGGCTGGGAGATCGGTGAACTTGAATCGGAAGAGGGCGGTGCATTTGTTGTAAAGTCGGGTGATGAGAATGGAGATAGTTACATTGGATTTACACTCGACGATTTATCAGAAGGGCTAGCAGAAGGCTACGGACGCTATTGGTGTTCAACTGACAAGAAATGGAAGACCAGAAAAGGTCCAAAGCAAACAAGGAAATCAAAATGAGAGCAACAGAAATACTTACAGAATCTAAAAAGATCGATACATCAAAGCCAAGAAACTTTGTTGCTAAAAATGCAAAGATGGGCGGTGCTGGAGCACATAAAGATAAAAAGAAAGCTCAGAAGCAGGGCGATGTAAAGCACAAACAAAAGGCTGTTGCTGAAGAATCAGAGGGCACCAAGGTTCAAAAAATTGAAGCTATGATTTCTCAACTAGAACAGTTGATGCCTCCTGTACTTGCTGCACAGAAAAATCATTACGAGTTTGAAGCTATTGAAGACGAAATCACTTCAATGAACGAAAGTATTAACAATCTAAGCGACGACAGTGCTAAAAGCGATCTTACAGATGCGGTTGAAGAAGCTGTTCAAGCTATCAGAGCAGCTAATGGTGCAGTTTACAATATTGAAAAAACATTAAAAAGTTTGATCAAGTTTGCCAACTATGCATTAGATGACGCAAAAGATGAAGAACAATACGAATCTAGATTTGGCAGTGTTGAAGAAGCTGCTGATATTCCATTTGCAGGAAAGAAAGTTGGTCAGAAAGAAGGTCCAGCGGGACAACTTAAAGGAAAGGATCCTAAAGGTTATCCAAAAGGAAAACTAGTCGGCGGTGGAATGTAATGAAGCAATATAAGATCACTACTGAAAATCTAAACCAAGACAGTTCAGAAGACTGTGTTCTTGATCCAAGTGATCCTATCTACGAATTGAAATCTATTCAATATCTTGCAGGACTAGGTCATTCAGCTAGACTACACGAGTATCGAGTAGATCAAGGTAGCAATATTAGTGTTACCGGAATGGAAAATCAAAAGATCGAGAAAGAGCATAACATCAAACCCGGAACTCCGGAATGGTTTCAGTTATGGTTTAGTAAGCCGTATCTTACCGGAGAGAAAAAATATGGGTCCAAATGATTATCCAGTATATCCAGAAGACGACGGATATGATCGTTTTCGCAACCCCTACAGTCCAGTATGAGAGCTCACGAATTTATTACTGAAAGAAGAAAACGTAAACGTAGACCCAAAGGTGCTGCATGGGGTCCTGGCCCCTATGGCGGATACGGATATGCTGTAGGCTACAGCGGCGATGCTGGATCAGGTGATAGCGGCGTTGGCGAAAACTTTGCAGATGGTAAAAAGCCAGGACGTAAGGGACTAGCAAAGCGTAGTGGTGTAAACTGTAAAGCAAGTGTTAGTAGTTTAAGAAAGACTGCTAAAAATAGTTCCGGTGAAAAAGCACGTATGGCCCACTGGTGTGCTAATATGAAATCAGGTAGAAAGAAATGAGAGCATACGAGTTTATTTTAGAAAATGGAAAAATGGCTGGCGAACCAATACCGTTCCCTGCAGGTACTAGTTTAGTCGATGTTAGTGATGTGTATGATTGGTATAAGCTAGGACAAGTGATTTCTGATTTAGACGATGCTGATCCTAGATTGTTTAATAAGGGTGTGCCGCATACTGTTATTGCTATGGGTAGCGAAGAAGAGGAAGCAAAACTTCGTCCGTTATTAAAACGCTTAGGATTTAATCTTCACGACTTAGACAAGCCTGGCGACTATAAAAAAGCAATGTTGGCTAAAGATGTTATTGCCAAAGCCGAAAGTATAGAAGAAGGTTGGAAAGATTGGGTAGCAGGTGCTGCTATAGGTGCTGCGGCATTAGGCGGGTCTGGAGATGCAGAGGCTGCTAAAAAGAAACCTATAGAAAAACCAGCCGTTGTTCAACAGGTTAAAAAACAAGACGTTAAGAAAGTCGATCCCTTAAAACAGATTAGTAAAAAAGAAATAGAAAAATCTGTAACAGGTAATCCGCACGAAGTTCTGTTAAGAAAAACAGCAGAGAAAGCAGGAATAAAAGGGCAAGAACTTGCAGCCTTCTTAAGTCAGTGTGCTCACGAAACTATGGACTTCAAACATATGAAAGAAATAGGCGGCAAACTAGACTTTAAAAAATACGATATTAGATTTGCTCCAGCAAAAGCCAAACGATTAGGTAATACCAAGCCTGGCGACGGAGCAAGATATTCTGGTAGAGGTTACATTCAACTAACAGGCAAATACAACTATGCCGAGGCATCTAAAGCATTATTTGGCGATAATAGATTAGTTCAAAATCCAGAGCTTGTAGAAAGGCCAGAAATTGCTGCTAAAACATCAGTTTGGTTTTGGCAAAACAGAGTTAGTAACAAAGTTAAAAACTTCGACAATGTTAAAGATGTTACAAAAGGTATTAATCCCGGAATGAAACATTTAGATCAACGACAGGACAAGTTCCAAGATTTTAAAGTTGCAATGCGATAAATATTAGCATGAGATTACACGAACTATTCGAAACCGCTAGCGCAGGAGCAACTTCAGCAGGTAATATTGCTGCTGTTCCTAACCCGCATCTAAGCCCGGGTCCCGCTAGAGGAATGAAAAGCTACATAGGAAGTCCTGGAAAATCAGGAACTAAATCTCCTCCGCAGCCAGAGCCAATAATGCAAAAACCAGGTACAAACGCATTGGATTCTAATGTCAGTTTATTTGGTGCAGGTGTAGCACTCAAAAGATAAATATAATATGAACCTTAAGGATCAAGGAATTTAAAATGGACTTCAAATCACTACTCAACAAACTAGATAGCATGGAACCGCCAGTTGCTACCCCAGCTGCTCCAAAGCTACCACAAGCTGTTCAACTAAACGAAGACGCACAGTTGCGTGTTCTTAGTGGAGCTTCTACATACGTTGCCGAAGCTAAAAAGAAAGCAGAAGCAGAAGAAAAAGTAGACGAAGCTGCTGAAAAAACAGACAAGCCTTGGACCGATAAGTCAGGTAAAAAGCATCCTGGTATGGCTGTCAAGGGTGACAAGTACAAAGGTGACGAAGCCGATAAAGAAGAGAAAAAAGACAAAAAGAAAGACGAAAGCATTGAGCCACAGTTTAAGTCCAAGTTCATGAAGATGGTCGAAGCTAAGAAAGCCGACAAAGAAGAAAAGAAGAAAGCCAAGAAAGAAAAAATGGAAGAAGCAATGGATCCAGTTGGCAAAGAAGACGACGATGTTAACAACGATGGTAAGAAAGATAAGACAGACGACTATCTAAAGAATCGTCGTGCCGCAGTTAGTAAGGCTGTTGGTGGCAAGAAAGAAGATAAAAAGAAAACTGAAAGCGCAATGATGCCAAAAGGCAAAAAGCGTCCAGTTAAAGAAAGCGTTGAACAAAAACTAACTTTTAAAGAAATGATGAAGTTGGTTGTAGAAAGCGGTGGACAACAAGCTATTGACCCACTAGACAAAGATTTGTTTGATTGGGCTACAAGAGTTGCTCAAAGCAAGTTTACAGAAAGCATGAAGGCAGAAGTCTATGCAGGTATGGTATACGAGCGCATGGGTGGTCAGTTCGAAATGTTTGACGTACTAAGCGAATCTAAAAAGTAATATTACCATTTACTATCAAAAGCCGGCAACTAAGTTGACCGGCTTTTTTTATCCCTGTATAATATCAGCTTACAGGAGAAACATATGTCTAAAATGTACGGACCAGAAGAAAAAGCAAAACTAGAGAGACTCATTAACGAAGGATCAAATGTATTGCGAGAAGTTGAAGATCTGCAAGAGGGTCTCAAGGAAACTGTAAAAGCAGTAGCAGAAGAGCTACAGGTTAAGCCTAGCATTATCAATAAAGCAATTCGTATTGCACATAAAGATAACTGGAAGGCCCATGAAGAAGAGTGGGATGAAATTGAAATGATTCTCGGGGTTACTAAGCGTCTACCCGAATGATCAACTTTCTTAAAGGCATCTATAACTGGGCACATCACGATTTCAAAGAATGGCCTCTTCGGTTTGTTCTAGAAATCGCTGCCTGGTTTATGAGCCTAACATGCTCTCTTGTCTTAGCAGCCGGTGCTACAGATCCGCTGTTTATATGGCTGTATCCAATCTTTATTACCCAATGTGCTATTTTTGGGTGGGCGGCTTGGACTCGAAAAAGTACAGGTATGGTAGCTAACTATCTGTTGTTAGTCACTATCGATCTCGTAGGCTATATACGGTTACTAAATATGTAAGAGATGGTCGGCGGGCCATAAACCGCAGTATAGGTGTTTGTCAGCCACAAATGACATTAGGAGAAAAATGAGTTACGTAGACGCTTTCTATGACCGAGAGCAGGATATGATCAATGTTGTTGAACGAGACAGCAAAGGTCAAAGACACTTTAAAGAATATCCGGCCCGTCATATATTTTATTATCCCGACCCCAAAGGCAAGTTTCAAAGTATCAAAGGCGAAACTTTAACTAGAGTAACATCTAAGAATCTTAAAGAACATCGCAAAGAACTTGCAATCAACTCAAACAAACGACTGTTTGAAAGTGACATAAATCCCATTTATCGCTGTCTTGAAGACAACTATCTTAATATCGATGCTCCGAAACTAAACGTGGCATTTTTTGATATTGAGGTGGACTTTGATCCAGAACGTGGCTATGCATCGCCAGACGATCCATTTATGCCCATTACTGCGATTGCTGTTCACCTACAATGGTTAGATACCCTTGTCTGCCTTGCGATTCCTCCAAAGACTATGAGTATGGAAGAAGCAACTAAAGCAGTTGCTGAGTTTCCAAATACAATGCTATTTGACAATGAAGGAGACATGCTGGACACGTTTCTAACATTAATCGAAGAAGCAGATATTCTAAGTGGTTGGAACAGTGAAGGTTTCGATATTCCTTACACAGTTAACCGTGTTGTTAAAGTGTTGAGCAAAGAAGACACTCGCAGATTCTGCTTGTGGAATCAGTTCCCTAAAAAGAGAGAATACGAAAAATATGGAAAGGCCGCTGTTACTTATGATTTGGTTGGTCGTGTTCATTTGGACAGTCTCGAGCTGTACCGCAAATATACCTATGAAGAGCGACATACATACAGATTGGATGCTATCGGAGAGATGGAAGTAGGCGAAAGCAAGACTGTGTACGAAGGTACATTGGATCAGCTTTACAACAATGACTTCCGCAAGTTCATTGAGTACAACAGACAGGATTGTGCGCTGTTAGATAAACTAGATAAGAAACTAAAGTTTATTGACCTTGCTAACAGCATTGCTCATGAAAACACAGTATTGCTACAAACCACAATGGGTGCGGTAGCTGTTACTGAACAGGCAATTATTAACGAAGCACACAGACGTGGATTTATTGTTCCTAACCGCGTGAACCGCGATGGACTAGATACACAGGCTGCGGGTGCGTATGTTGCCTATCCTAAGAAGGGTATTCACGAATGGATTGGCTCACTAGATATTAACTCACTGTATCCGTCAGCGATTCGTGCCTTAAACATGGGTCCAGAAACTATTGTTGGACAGTTGCGTCAAGATGGTACTAAAGCATCTATTGAAGCAGAAATTGCCAAAGGCAAATCATTTGCAAGTTCATGGGAAGGTAGATTCGGTAGCGACGAATACGAAAGTGTAATGGCACGTGAAGTTGGGCGTGAGATTACTATCGACTGGGAAGACGGTGGAAGTGACACACTTAGTGGAGCACAAATCTACGATTTGATCTTTGATAGCAATCAACCCTGGATGCTAAGTGCTAACGGTACTATCTTTACCTACGAGAAAGAAGGTATTATTCCCGGACTGCTAAAGCGTTGGTATGCCGAACGTAAAGAGATGCAGGCTAAACTTAAAGAATGTATCAAGGCAGGAAATAAAATCGAAGAAGAATATTGGGACAAGCGTCAGCTAGTTAAGAAGATTAACCTGAACAGTTTGTACGGTGCTATTCTTAACCCAGGTTGTAGATTCTTCGACAACCGTATTGGACAAAGTACAACTCTTACCGGTCGCCAGATTGTTAAACACATGGCAGGTAAAGTAAATGAGATTATTACAGGCGACTATGATTACAGAGGCAAGTCTATCATCTATGGTGATACAGACTCTTGTTATTTTAGCGCATACAGTACACTGAAGAAAGACATCGATAAGGGTCTTATTCCGTGGAGCAAAGAAGCAGTCATTGAACTTTACGATACCATAGGAGAAGAAGTTAATGGAACATTTCCAAAATTCATGCAGGACACTTTCCACTGCCCAAAAAGCAGAGGAGAGGTTATCAAAGCAGGACGAGAAATTGTCGCATCGAAAGGTCTGTTCATTACTAAGAAGAGATATGCAGTTCTTTACTACGACAAAGAAGGAAAGAGAGCAGATGTCGACGGAAAGCCAGGAAAGATCAAAGCAATGGGGTTGGACCTCAAGCGCTCAGATACCCCGGTTGTTATCCAAGACTTTTTAAGCGAAGTATTAACACAAGTTCTAAACGGTGTTGAAAAAGAAGTTGTCTTAGAATATATCACTAACTTCCGAACAGAGTTTAAAACTCGTCCAGGTTGGGAAAAAGGTAGCCCCAAACGTGCTAACAATATTTCTCAGTATCGTGATAAAGAGAAGAAGGCAGGAAAAGCAAACATGCCAGGGCATGTTCGTGCAAGTCTTAACTGGAACACTCTCAAGCGTATGATGGATGACAAGTATTCAATGAACATTACAGACGGTGCTAAAGTTATTGTCTGTAAACTCAAAGATAATCCAATGGCCTATACGTCAGTAGCCTATCCAGTAGACGAGTTGCGTTTACCGCAATGGTTTAAGGATTTACCATTCGACGATGGGCTAATGGAAACTACAGTTATCGACGAAAAGTTAGAAAACTTAATCGGTGTGCTGGAATGGGATATTGCTTCTACTAGAAGTGATAACACATTTAACAAACTATTCGACTTTGAGTAAATTGCTGTTGCATTTTACCAACGATCTAAATATAATCTTAATAACAGGAGAATCTTTAATGAAAGATATTTTACAAGACATTGTAAGTCATACACAAAATCTAGGCTTCATTACTACAGTTAAAGTAACAGGCACAGAAGAAAAAACAATCATCAATAGCATTGCAGACGACCGCAGTGTTATCATGGAGGCAGAAACTGCAAATCCATATCCAGACATGATCGGCATCTTCGGTATGCCACAACTTAACAAGCTCAAGTATTTGTTAGACGGTGCTGTCTACAAAGAAGGGGCAAAAATCGAAGTTAAGTTTGAAACACGAAACGACGAAACTGCACCAGTAGGCATTCGCTTTGAAAACAAAGACGGTGATGTTAAAAACGATTACGGTTTCATGAGACAAGAAATCATTGCTGAAAAAATGAAGACTGTAAAGTTTCGTGGAGTTAAGTGGGATGTTGAGTTAGAGCCAACTGTTGAATCCATTCAACGATTCAAGTTCCAAGCTGGTGCAAATAACGAATCTCCAACTTTCTTAGCTAAGACAGAAGGCGGAAATCTAAAGTTTATATTTGGTAATGCAGGTTCACATGCAGGTGAGTTTGTATTTGCTAGTGGTGTTACAGGAAAGTTAGATAGAGGTTGGACATGGCCCGTGACTCCAATCTTGAGCATTCTAAATATTGCAGACGCAAACAATGCTAAGATGAGTCTAAGTAACGAAGGCGCTATTCAGATTACTCTTGATAGCGGTTTAGCAACTTACAAATATATTATTCTTGCTGTAACAACCTAAATATGATTAAGACTATTTTTTCCAGCGGAAGATATACACAGGTAGCTGGAGGTACTTCCAGCACCTATGTAAACAGCTACTCAGGTGCTATAGGTACCGGTAATATGCGATACAATACTTCTAATCAAAATATAGAAGTCTACGACGGAAGTAGTTGGATTACACTTAATATGGGATCTGCATCCGTAGGACTAACAGGAGAAGCTGAAAGCCTTCTTGATTGGGCACGTCAAAGACGTGACGAAGAACTAGTCTGGCAATCTTTAGCGTTGGAAAACGAAGCAGTTAGAATAGCATTAGAAAATTTAGAAAATGCAAAACGTCAGCTGGACATAACAGCCAAACTAGCGAGAAACTATGACACGACAAGTTAACTTAACACCATTACAAAAAGACTATGCAGTATATTTGCCTGCTATCAGTTCTTTTTATTCCACATATGTAGCAAAACAAAGATTAGAAAAGTTTATCCCAGATGAGCGTATTCCCAAAGGCTTTGATCGAGGCATTGAGGGAATGAACTTCTTAAATCCTGAACAAGGATATTTTACCTACAAGTATGGTCTATACTCTGCAGGTCATGCACAACTTGATGTTGTTAAAGCACAAACACAAGAATCAATGATCCAACAAAGAGATCGCGGCAACACTATGATTCTAGGCGACTCAGGCGGATACCAGATCGGTAAGGGTGTTCTTAAGTTTGACTGGTTAAACTTTGAAGGTCCAGAGGCTACTAAAACTCGTCAAAAGATTCTCGAATGGTTAGAAGTAACAGCTGACTGGTCAATGATGCTTGACGTTCCAACATGGGCATGTGATCATATTCATAGTCCAAAGACAGGATTGAAGACATTCGAAGACTGTCTTGAGAAGACTCGTTATAACAACGACTACTTCCTGATGAATCGATTAGGACAAACTAAATGGTTAAACGTCTTACAGGGCAGTGACTGGGATACTGCTGAGAAGTGGTACGAAGGTGTAAAAGAGTTTAGCGATCCTAAGGGCAAATACGCAGGTCGTGAAGCTGAAGGATGGGCCTTCGGTGGTGCAAACATGTGTAAGATGAATATTACACTAAAGCGTCTCATGGTAATGCGTGACGAAGGAATGTTAACTGGTAAGAACTGGATTCACTTTCTAGGTACTGCTCAGTTAGATTGGAGCTGTTTCTTAACCTTGATTCAACGACAAATCAAGAAGCATATTAACCCAGAACTTACTATTAGTTTTGACTGTGCAAGTCCGTTTATTGCAACAGCACACGGTCTTGTCTATACAAATGCACAACATACTAACAAGCGTTGGTCAGTTATCATGGACAAGGCTCCGGATACGAAATCACTTGCAGGATCGGATATTCCGTTTCCTTTTGAAAGTGAGTTTGGCAGTAGACTAACTATGGGCGATATCTGTTACTATGCTCCTGGCATGTTAAACAAGATCGGTAAGGAAGGTAAAACTTCTTGGGATAGTTTTGCCTATGCTCTAATGATGGGTCATAATGTAGAATGTCATATCAAGGCTGTACAACGTGCTCAACAGTTAATGGACATTGAATGTGCAAAATATAATCCAAACTGGAGATCATGGGGAGTCGAAGGCAAGAAAGAAAAAGAGTATAGTGACTGGGTTCCTAATAAGATTCTATACTTCAGAAACTTTATTGAAGAACTGTTTAACACAAAAAATAAAGAAGAAGCATTTGCAATGATTGACACTGCTTCTCAGTTCTTAACTAGCCTAGATGGTACTCGCTTACAAGGCGGACCTGTTGCATATGGAAATAAATCTCTAGTTGAGTTTGAAGACGGCAAAAAGCAAAAAGAAATTGATTTTAGCAGTCCAGACGATGATCAACTTCGCAGTCTTGAGTCAGATGTTACGGAGGAGTAAATGTACGAAAATCGAATAAAGCATTTAGAAGAATCGCACAGAGTTCTAGATAAAAAAGTCGATGAGATGGAAAAAAGCGGACATTTTAATGACAACGAACTTTCTGATTTGAAGAAACAGAGGTTGCATTTACGGGATGAAATCTCTATACTTAAGAATAAGCAACAACTATTGCAAAATAAATGAAGTCATTTTCACTTACACCTACACAGATTAAAACACTAGCCGAGCTAACAACTCGGTTTAAAGAGGTAGAATCGTTTGAAATTCTTTTAAACAATTCTACCGGTATTGGCCCAACAACAACAGTGTCTTTCCAAATGTCTGGAAACGAAGTAACTGTTGACATCACTGACGTAAGTTCATGGTAATAGCTGAACAAGACTACGATGTATTTGTAGATACATTGCATCGTAAGTATCCCGAAATGTTTTCTGGCCAATACGGTGGTATTGCTGTTGGTGCAGGCTGGTGGCCGATCATTGCTAGCTTGTGCGATAACATACAGTCTCATCTTAAGCATCGAAACTTACTTGCATCGCAATATCCTGATCAACACAAACCGGTGCCGCAAGTAGTCATAGCCCAGATTAAAGAAAAGTTTGGCGGTTTACGCTTTTATTACGATGGTGGTGACGATACTATCTACGGAATGGTACGTATGGCCGAGGCTTGGGCCTCTCATAGTTGCGAAGAATGTGGTAACGTTGGAAAACGCACAAGTGGAGGTTGGGTACAAACATTGTGTGACTTTCACATGATGGAAAAAGAAGCTATGTCAGCAAATAAGGAAAATCATGATTCGTGATTATAATACAGGAGAGCACGGCGATGTTACGTTCTTCACAGGTATCGAAGTCGAGCATACTCCTGCATACGGAAAAAAGACTCTGTTTGTAACTGGAATACAAACATACGATAGCATTGCTTCAAAGCTAGATGGGTGTGAGCATATCTTCTTTGGTGCTAATCACAGCTTTAATCCTACTACATGGCAAGAGTGGCATGACTGGGAAGAAATGATCGAGTTCTTTCTACAAAAAGATTATCTTTGCAGTCTAGATATTCCACTAAGTGCTGTTGAACAGTTTAATGACGGTAGTTTAAACTCCTACGACAACTTTATTCCACAGATTAGAGTTCCTATCCCATACGTCAAACTATGGAACTACAACACTATGGTTAAGATAGACGATAAAGATTTTAAAGCAACAAACCCAGGCGTGTGGTCACACAGTCTTCATGACTTAACCAATCGTTCAAAGTTTACTTCTTGGGACGCTTATAAAAATGATGAGATTATAAAATGAGTTCAACTGGATATGGACAGGCAAAATCTGCTTCAACTCTTAGCAGAGGAAGAGTTACTCCTGTAAGACGAATAGGACTAAAAAAAGAAATGAAACTAACATGGAAACAACGACTAGCTAACTGGCTTACTAGTTCTAGTAACGACAATGACTATCTCAATCCGATTGCTCAGGAGGCTGAGACTATCAACAGTAATGGCATGAGATTTAACCTATACAAAGCAAATGGTGGTTTTGTTGTCGAAACTCGGTTGTATGATGAACGCAATGATCGTAACATTAACAAACTGCATATTGTTACCGAGAATCAAGATCTCGGAGAAGAGCTTGGTAAAATTATTACAATGGAGAGTCTAAGATGATTCACGAAAGTTTAACAGTTAACGAGTTTGTCGTTAAAGAAGATAAAGCATTTAGAATGAAGGTGCGTTCTTGGGAAGTAACTAGTCCCAAGGGTCTACATAATGTAGACTTTATTCAGGAATGCCTAAATAAAGACGGTGAAGTAGACTTCACTAGCACATATAACTTCCATCTTACTAAAGAAGAGATCGGAGAACTGTGCAAAGGACTATTATCAGTATGAACATTAGACAAGACGTTCGCCCTAACAAAATGATCTGGGTTACATTTCGCAAAGAGGGTATGCACAAATACCCAGCGGCATTAACAGATCCGGCACTTGCTACAGGTGATGAATATGATGTAAGTTTTTTAGGTCATCCGCATCGTCACATCTTCCATTTTAAAGTATGGATTGGTGTCACACACGACGATCGCGATATTGAGTTTATTCAGTTTAAACGCTGGTTGGAAAACCTTTATAAAGAAGGCACACTACAACTAGACTATAAGAGTTGCGAGATGATGTCAGGCGATTTATATGACGCCATCTCCAGCAAGTATCCAGGCCGTGAGGTTTGGATTGAGGTCTCCGAAGACGGAGAAAATGGTTCATTTATCAAATATTAATTAAGGAAAGCTATAATGGCTAAACATTACAACGATCACCGTTCCGAAGCTACCAAGGTCTTTGACGACCTAGATGCATATCACGACTACTGTCGTTTTGAATTGTGCGAGTTTAATCCCGCAGACCTTTATCGTAAGGACTCTGCAAACTATCAAGCCTATCTAGCCAGCAAGAGAGGCGGCCGTAGATTTAACAACAACGGCCACAGAAACTTTAAGCCACGCTACAATGAGCAGAATTTTTCTCGTTGATCTAGAAAGCGTAGAAACAAGGTACACGGGACAATGGAAGTCCCATGTACCTAATCTCTTACGAAAGGCAGGACATGAAGTTCATGTTATATCGGGCCCTAGCGATATTCCTAGCGCCACTACTCCTGGTGCATTTCTCAATTTTGGGGGCACTAATATCTATAAGGCAAACCAAGTTGAGCAGCTTGGAAGACTTTTTTGTGCAGGATCCGTCAAGGCTGGCGATCATTTTATCTTTACTGATGCTTGGCACCCAGGTATCATTAACCTAAAGTATATGAGCGAACTACTGAACATTCCAGTAGTTACTCACGGATTATGGCATGCCGGTAGTTACGATCCTCAAGACTTTCTTGGACGATTAGTAGGAGATAAGCCTTGGGTTAGAAATGCTGAAAAGAGTTTCTTCCATGCGTTTGATCACAACTACTTTGCCACAGACTTTCATATTGATATGTTTGCACACAATCTATTAAGCATAGATTTTGAAACAGCAAAACTATCCTATATGGACACAAACAAAATTGTAAGATCAGGTTGGCCAATGGAGTATATGACTGATACGTTGATGATGTATAAGAATATGCCCAAACGAGATCTCATCCTTTTCCCACATCGCATCGCACCAGAGAAGCAAGTTGAAATCTTTAGAGATTTGAAAGAACACTTGCCACAATACGAGTTTGTAGTCTGCCAGGATCAGCAACTAACAAAGAACGAATATCACAACTTGTTAGGCGAAGCAAAGCTAGTGTTTAGTGCTAACTTGCAAGAAACACTTGGTATTAGCTGGTATGAAGGTGCTATCGTTGATGCTATTCCTATGGTGCCTGATCGATTAAGCTATTCAGAAATGGCATATGATACATTTAAGTATCCTAGTGAGTGGACTGAGAGTTATGAAGCATACACTGTGCATAGACCAGATGTGTGTAACAGAATCATTCAATACATGAATAGTTACGAAAAGTTTTTACCAAGCCTAAATAAACAGGTAAGTGATCTAACTGAACAGTTCTTCAGTTGTAATAAACTTTTAGAACTGTTAAAATAACTATATGATGTCATCCACGACACTAACTCGGAGAATAATAATTGACAAATACATTTAAACTAGACCCAATAATCGAATCTAATCCTAAGTCAGATTTTAAAGAAGATACATACGTTCCCTTAAAGAAAGAAGTGTATATTAAAGCCGCAGACGAAATGTCTGACAAGGGCTATCAAGAAGCATACCTAGGTGATATGCTTCGTTTTAAAATGAAACGCGATAATAAACGGTTCTGGGCAGGTGATAACATTAGTGAATACCTAAGCGAAGGCGATAAAGAAAAACTAATCGACGAAGCAACAGAAGCATTTGAATTAGTGCTTGATCGTTTGCTGATCGATCGTGAAAACGATCCCAACTCTAAAGGTACTGCAAGACGTCTTGCTAAAATGTACTTTAACGAAATAATGGCAGGTAGATATGAGACACCCCCTGATGCAACAGCTTTTCCAAATGATAGCGAAGATCGATACGAAGGCATGTTGGTGGTACGTAGTGAGCTTCGTAGTATGTGTTCACATCACCACCAGCCTGTTAGTGGCGTTGCTTATATTGGGATTATTGCCGCTCAAAAGCTCATTGGTCTTAGCAAGTACACTCGTATTGCTCAGTGGTGCGCTCGCCGTGGTACACTTCAAGAAGAACTGGCTAATGATATCGCTCGAGAAATTGCTAAAGCTACTGGAGCGGAAGACTTAGGAGTCTACATTCAAGCAGTACACGGCTGCTGTGAGAATCGCGGTATTATGGCACATAGCTCTTTGACGCAGACTACTGTGCTTAAAGGTGCTTTTAAAGTAGACGGCAATACTAAGAAAGAGTTCTTTGATAACATTAAACTACAACAGGAGTTTGCACCAAGATGAATTCAGTAGACATGGCTAATAATCTTATCTTTAGAGCTAAGAATCTAAACGAGTTTATTGTTACTACAACAGTACCTGATGGTTTTAGATTCAATGGTGTTGTTCCTTTTGATATGCAAATCAACGGTGAAGAAATTGCAGCCAAAGTCTGGGCTGTCGATTTCGACGAAGCAGTTCATAGACTTAACGAGTACTTGGAGACATGTAAATGAAATGGTTTCTCAATCTTTTAGAACGCATGGGTCGTAAGCGTATTGTTATGGATCGTCAAAGTGATGAGCCTTACTTAGAGCGTTATTATCTGTTCTTAAAAGATCGAGAGAACTTTCCGTTCAATGTATTCCTACACAAGTTTTTAAAAGGCGATCCGGATGACGTACATGATCATCCCTGGCCGTATGCAACTTTGATTTTAAAAGGCGGATATTATGAATGGCTTCCTCAGTTTGACCACAAAGGCGACAAGATTGCTGAAATATGTGTATGGCGAGGACCCGGCCATTTTCGTGTATGTGGGGCTAACAGCTATCATCGTATTGAGCTTGACCCTAACGTAACAGCATGGACACTGTTCATGCCAGGTCCCAAGAAAAGAGAATGGGGCTTCCTAGTCAAGAACAAATGGATTCAACACGAACAGTATCTACAAGAAAGATACAACAAATCAAAGGCAACATGAAATATATTATAGGATTTATAGCCGGTATTGCATTTATTTTTGGCCTGGCTTGGATTTTGCCAGAAACTGAAGAAAGAGTTTACGACTGTGGTATGGCCGAGTGGCATCCTGACATACCAGCAATAGTAAGAGAAGAATGTCGCAAACGTAGACAAGAGTATATAAAAGGTAGTAAAATAACAACATGAATACACAAATAGATGAAGTTATGGATATTCTGCAAGAGGAATGTGCAGAAGTTATTCAAGCTGTAAGCAAAATCAGCAGGTTCGGAATCGATAATCTCAAACCCGGAAAACCTAAAACAAATCGTGAACACCTAGAGGAAGAACTCGGCGATGTGTTAGCAATGATTGATATCCTTCTTGAAAAAGGCGTCGTTATTAATAGTCACTTAGAATCTGCCAAGGCTGCTAAGATCGAAAAACTAAAGAAGTGGTCAAACATTTATGAGCAAAATTAAAATAGCAGAGCTGTTTTACAGCATACAAGGTGAAGGACGCTATATGGGCGTTCCTTCTGTTTTCTTACGTACATTTGGATGCAACTTTAAGTGTGCAGGTTTTGGCATGGCTAGAGGAGAACTTAGTAATGAAGCAGAAAATATTGACCCGTCTCTTTACTCCGAGTACAAATCGTTACCTTTGGTTAGTACAGGTTGTGACAGTTACGCTAGTTGGGATCCTCGCTTTAAGCATCTATCTCCCGTTCTTTCTTCTGATTCAATTGCCGATGCTATTGTGGATACGTTACCGCACAAAGAATGGCGAGACGAACACCTTGTTATAACAGGCGGCGAGCCATTGCTAGGTTGGCAACGTGCTTATCCAGACTTGCTTAACCATCCTAAGATGGCAAAACTAAAAGAGATCACATTTGAAACAAACGGTACTCAAAGACTAACACCAGAGTTTAAAGAATGGCTAATCGATTGGCAGATGCCGCATGTTGACTTTACTCCCGAGGTTACATTTAGTGTAAGTGCTAAACTTCCATGTAGTGGTGAGAAGTGGGAAGACGCTATTTGTCCAGAAGTAGTATGCGAATACGAAGAAGTCGGCACAGCCTATTTGAAGTTTGTTATTGCTACCGAACAGGACTTTGCTGATGCAGAATGTGCTATTGGTGCATATCGTGCGGCAGGATTCAAAGGTCATGTTTATCTAATGCCAGTAGGAGGTGTTGAAAGTGTTTACACACTAAACAATCGCACTGTCGCTGATCTAGCTATGAAACACGGACTGAGGTATAGTGATAGATTACAAGTACCGTTGTTTAAAAATGAGTGGGGTACCTAATGTTAGGAAAATTCTTTAAAAAAATCACTGGTGTTGATAAGTTAGAAAAAACTATTGCAGAAGCAGAATCGAAACTAATGCAGGCTGTAGAAGAAACAGCAGCGCATCAACGCGAAGCAGAACGTGCTAGACAAGAAGCTGAGAAAGCAAAAGAAGCAGAAGAGCTTTCAAAACTTAGTCCAAAAGAACGTGCAACTCGTAAAAAAGAATCTTGGGTAGGTGTACTCAATACGCATGTTAACGAAGATAATATACGCAACGGGTTCTTAGAACTTGACTGGAATGAGTATTTTGTGTTAAAGTTAAAGCAAGAAGGATATGGCTCTGACGGAGATCCCGATGAAGAAATCGTTGATCGATGGTTTCGAGAACTATGTGCAAACGTAGTTGTTGACGGAGATTATGGCGGTCCTATAGATTCTGGTAGTCTAAAAGAACGCCTTAAAAAAGAACAACAATGAAAACATACATTTTAGTAGACACAGCTAATACATTTTTTCGTGCTAGACACGTTATCAACGGCGATGCTGATATTAAACTCGGCATGGCCTTTCATATTACATTAAACAGTATTCGAAAAGCATGGAATCAGTTTAATGGTAGTCATGTTATCTTTTGTTTAGAAGGTCGTAGCTGGCGTAAAGACTACTATGCTCCATACAAACGCAATCGATCAGATGCTCGTGCTGCACACACAGAACGAGAAGCCGAAGAAGAAAAAGTTTTTTGGGAAGCGTTTGATACCTTTAAAGATTTTATTAAAGAAAAAACTAACTGTACTGTAATGCAACACGCTTCGTTAGAAGCTGATGATTTGATTGCAGGATGGATACAAAGTCATCCAAACGATAATCACGTTATTATCTCTACAGATACCGACTTTGTGCAGTTAATCGCGCCCAATGTAAAACAGTACAACGGTGTTCAAGAAACTACTATCACACACGAAGGCTACTTTGATGACAAAGGCAAACCGATCATCGACAAAAAGACTCAAGAAGAAAAAGCAGCCCCAAACCCAGAGTGGCTCTTGTTCGAAAAATGTATGCGCGGTGATACCAGTGATAATGTCTTCTCAGCGTATCCAGGTGTACGTACTAAAGGCACAAGCAAAAAAGTGGGTCTTACTGAAGCGTTCGAAGATCGTAAAAGCAAAGGATATGCGTGGAACAATCTCATGTTACAGAGATGGACTGATCACGAAGGTGTCGAACACAGAGTAATCGATGACTACGAACGAAATCGAAGACTTATCGATTTGAGTCATCAACCGGATGATATTAAGACGCTCATTTCCGAAACTATTACCGAAGCAACTTCTCTTAACAAGAACATCAATCAAGTTGGTCTCAGACTAATGAAGTTCTGTGGCCTATATGATCTAAAGAAAATCTCTGAACAAGCTCAAAGCTATGCGGAACCACTAAATGCAAGATATAACAATGAAAGTATGCCAGTATAATGATACTTGCTCACACAGAACACCCACATGCGAGGAAACAGAAATGATTCAAGCAAAACCGATTATTCAAGATAAGTTTTGGATTGTAGAACAAAACGGTTCAAAGTTTGCAACACTTAGAAAGAACGAGGATGATCGTTTTGT